TACATCCCCTGACAGGCATTTAGTTTGTTTTGGTACAGAGACCACCGTGGGCGATCCAACAACTCAGGACCCGTTGTTTGTGCGGTTCTCGGACCAAGAAAACATCAATGAGTTCACGGAAAGCGTAACCAACACAGCAGGCGGCCAAAAGTTATCGGACGGCAACAGGATAATGACAGCGGTCCGATCACGTGGTCAGGTGCTTATTTTCACGGATACCTCACTACATGGCATGCAGTACATTGGCCCTCCGTACACTTTTGGTTTCCAACAGCTCGGTAGTAACTGCGGGGCTCTAGGCCCTCACGCGGCGGTTGATGTGAACGGACTAGCTCTGTGGATCGGCCATGAAGCTTTCTACGCCTTTGACGGTACGGTAAAAAAACTACCTTGTACCGTTCAAGACTACGTGTTTGGTGACATTAATCTGATTCAGGAAGATAAGGTCTATGCGGCCCTAAACTCCGACTATAACGAAATCACGTGGTTTTATTGCTCGGCGGGGTCCGACTTTGTAGACCGTAATGTCACTTATAATTACCTTGAGAACGTCTGGTCGATTGGCACTTTGGCGCGCACATCATGGCAAGATGTGGATTCTTTCAGCAAGCCTGTTGCCAGTGAGTATTTAAAAGATAACACCGCGTCTACTATAACGACTATCTACGGTCTGACCGCCGGCAGGAGTCTTGTTTACAATCAGGAAGACGGTCTTAATCAGGCAGATGGTTCGGCTATTGTGGCGTTTATTGAGTCGGGTTACTTTGATTTAGGGGACGGCGAAGAAATGGTTTATATGAAGCGGTTTATACCCGACTTCAAAGATCAAGCAGAGAACATTACAGTTAACCTTTTGCTACGCGCCTATCCTCAGGCTACCGCCAACCCTAGCTCCTTGGACCCGTATACGATTACGCCCACCACGCAAAAGGTAGATACACGTGCTCGTGGGCGACAGATAGCCCTAAAAATTACCAGCTCCACGGTCAATGCTAATTGGCGATACGGAACGCTGCGAGTTGACATACAACCGGATGGATTAAGATGAGTAAAATTGCAAATGTACGTTTGCCCAACGCGGCACAGGGTGATTACAGCCCACAGCAGTTTGACCAGTTGGTCCGGTCTCTTGAGCAGATCGTCTTACAACTTAATAGCAGTTACACGCCCATAGTCACGCAGCAGACGAGTAACGCACGCGCATGGTTTGAAGGAACTTAAATGGCTGACAAGTACCTACAGCAACGTCTGATACCTGCCGCCGCGACGGAAACCACTGTCTACACGGTCCCTGCTGCCAATACAGCGATCATTAAGTCGCTTAGGGTAACTAACGCGGATAACAATCCAGCAGACATAAGTGTTAAACAGTACGATTCGGCGGCGGGTTCTGCTGTGTTTTTATACAAAGAGCAGGCCTTGGCCGCAGATGCTACAGTTGACGTCTTTGCAGGAGTCCCGTGTATATTAGAGACAGGCAATGTGTTGAAGGTTATCTCTTCGCAGGCAAATGCCACTTTTTACCTGTCTTATCTTGAAGTAGACAGGGACTAAGTAAGCGGTCATAATTAAGAAAATTCACGTCTCCCGACGTGCGGTCCTGTGTGGCCCCATAGCTAAAACTATAAGGATACATCATGGCTGATGCTGCAATGTCGGGAACTATGCCTTCCCCAACTATAGAAGATTTCACCGTTATCGAGCAGATGCGGGAGCAGATACCTGCGTCAGAAGTCAATGAGACCCTCCTTGCCACGGCGGCTGAAGCCGATCCGATGGCCGTTGCAGAATTCAAAGCAGAGCTACGCGATCTCGAACTACCCGTTGAAGTGCTTGACGTACTTAACGACATGGTCGATGAGATACTTGCGTCTCCTGAGCGTTACGACGAGATTCGAGCGCATTACAAAACACAAGACATGCCTGATGACATGCTTCCTGAGACCTTTGACCCAGAGTTCTTTGGTGCGTTGAACATGGCGTTAGATGAAATCCGAGCGACCTCTGGAGCACAGGCCAGAGCACCACAAGGTTTTGCGATGGGGGGCATAGCTAGTTTGGGCCGAAACGGCGATACGATGCTTGCCCATGTCACGCCGGCTGAGATGAAGATGCTGAAGGACAAAGGTGGTGCAGGGACAATCAACCCACGCACAGGCTTACCTGAGTTCTTCTCTTTAAGTAAAGTATTTAAAAAGATAGGGAAGGCCGTCAAGAAGTTTGCCAGTAGTACCATTGGCAAGGTTGTTATTTCAGCGGCGTTGTTTATGACGCTTGGTCCCGCAGCGGCTACAGCATTAGGTGTAAAGTCAGCGATAGGAACTGCCGCTGTGTCTGGGTTTGTTGCCGGAGCAGGTAGTTCATTGCTTGCAGGAAATAACCTAAAAGACAGCCTGAAAGCAGGGGCGATTGGCGGTATCACTTCTGGCGCATTACAGGGTTTAACGCCCAACACTGATATAACAGGGGCCACAGGAAATAATGCTCCTGTTATTGACAAAAGTATTTCAGTAACCGACGTGGCCCCTTCTTCTGAAAGCCTGTTAAATGTACCAACTGCGGTTAGTCCGGGTCAGGCTGCCTCGGCAGCGGAAAAAATTGTTCGTTCTCCTCTTTCTTCTGCGGTAGATAAAAGTGCTTTAACTGGTGGGGTAGCCCCGAATCCAGTAACTGAGATTTTAAATAATGCACAAGCTAATGTGATGGCTCCCGTACAGGGGACACAAGCAGGTTTTACTGCGGGGGGTGTTGAAAGCATTATGCCTCCTAATGTTGTTTCATCACCCACTTTTAGAGGTGCAACAATTCCTAGCGGTGGTGTTGAAGGCTTGACACAATCCGTTGCGTCTCCTATGGGTGTTGACAGAGCAGCGATAGATCAAGCTTCACAGCTTGCAAGACTACGCGAAATAACCCCTGCTGGTACAGAAGCGCCGGCGTCAGGATTCTTTGAGAGCATAAAAGAGACTTTTACTCCTGATCGAAGTGTTGGTTTAGGGGAAAGGGTCGATAGTCTTAAAGAAGCGTTTTCACCTTCGGCTATTGAACAAAGGTATGCAGATAACGCTTTTTCTAAAGTAGCTAATGCGTTTGAGATGACAGAAGAAGCTGTAAGGGCTGACCTTATGTCACAAAATCCAACTCAGCTTTTATTAGATGCTTATAACAAAGTGAAAACGCCGGGGATGATTGCTAAATACGCTCCTCTCGCCGGCGCAGGGCTAGGTGTCATGGCGTTGAGTGGTGGATTTGACACGCCACAGCCTGAACTACCTGCTGGGTACGAAGACTTTATGGCAGGCGGCGGACAACGGCTCTTGAGAGAAAACCCTGAGAAGTACGGTCTACGGTTCGGCGGCATTCAACCTTTAAGCAGTTTGTATACGAATTATGCGCCACCTGCGCCGACTTACAATGCAGCGATGGGCAGTGGTCCGCAGGGGGTTGACCCCAACGATTTCCCACGAATGAATGGTCCCATTAATGGGCCCGGCACTGGCACATCGGACGACGTGCCGGCGATGCTAAGTGATGGCGAGTTTGTTTTTACAGCCAAAGCGGTACGGAACATGGGCGACGGATCACGGCGCAAAGGCGCGAAGCGTATGTACGCGATGATGAAGAAATTGGAGAATCGAGCGAATGGTTGATACTACTTACCAAACTCAGTTTGTCCGTGAAGCGCCAGAAATTGAAGCGTATAAGCTGGGCATGCTGCAAGAGGCGCAGAACCTCTATAATCAAGGTGTAGCACTACCTGCGACCGAAGCAGCGGGTCTATCAGGCACAGAACTTCAAGCCATTGACTTTGCCAAGCAGGGCATAGGTTCTTTTGAGCCCTACATACAAGCGGCATCCCAAGGGTTGACGCAAGGCATGGATCTAACACAACGCGGCGCGCCTGTCTTAGGCCAAGGCGTCGGCGGTATATTGGGCTCGGCTCAAAGTTATGATCCGACAATGGCCGAAGACTATTTTAATCCGTACTACCGAGAAGTCACGCGGGATGCTTTAGCAGAAATGGACCGTCAAGCGGCTATTACACGACCCCAAGAAGCGGCGCAGGCAGTGGCGCAAGGTGCTTTTGGTGGCACGCGAGAAGGCGTGCAAAGAGCAGAATTTGACAGCCGTGTCCAAGACATGAAGAACCAAAGAATAATGCAGGATTACGCTAACAATTACGCTCAAGCGCAGCAGGCAGCAATGGCAGGCTTTGAGAGCCAGCAGGCTAGACAGTTAGCTGGCGGTCAGGCCTTGGGTCAATCAGCGGCACAGTTTGCTAATCTTGGAAACCAGATGGGTAATATCGGCACGCAGTTCGGCGCACTGGGTCAGGCAACACAACAGCTCGGCGCAGCGGACACGGGTCTTTTGGC